GAAGTAAGTGCCATCACCATAAGCACCTGTCCCAGCGTGAAACTCGCCGTGTAGAAGTTCCTCAGCGAACTCTTCGGCTACGTCGCCACGAAACAACACCAAGCCACCCTCTGCGATGAGTTCGTCCATCTCACGATCGGTGAGGATTTCAGGCAGGTCATCGAAGCCCTGCGCCCTGCGGAGATCAGTGAGGTGGGCATTGAACTCAACTGTCTCCCCGATGACGCTGTCCTTGGTGCGTGTTCGTATCGACAACGGGTTCTCAATAACAGAATCAAGGGTTCTGCGCTCTGGGATGTACCTCTCAACGATTCGCTCACCGAGATCGTCTATCCACACCGTCAAAGCGTTGTCCGCTGCCGCGGCCCAATCCTCAGACGCCTCAACAACAGTCTTGGTCCGAGCGCCAGTACCCGTCAGGTAGCCGACTGGATCAACGATGTCTTCGACATCCACGACCGGGCGCACAAAGTCCGGGTTCTTCGCGAGGAAGTCGTCGTACAGGTCCGGTCGGATGATGCGTTCCGGCTGCCCGGCGATCTTCTCGTACACAAGGATCGGCCTTTCGCCCTTCGGGACGTTGTTGTCCCACAGCCTGATCTCATCGAACAGGTCGTCGGCTGCCGCTCGGGGGAACACCTCCGACACCCCAGCGTGAGTGTCACGCACCACCCGTTCTGGAACGTACCGTCCTGATCTGCGACCACGGGCTGCCGAACGGCGTACCGCGTCTTCGGTTTCGATCGTGACGTACTCGGCTGTCACCCTGGTGGAACTGGCACGGGCTTCAGCAACCTTCTTTTGTAGACTGGCGTAAGACGAGTCGCCGGTACCGTCCAAGACGATGTTGTTGCTGCCGTCCAACGCTTCGCTCATCAACTGCTTACCCATGTACGACGACTCTTCATGCACATACGCCGCAGCGTTCACAGACCATTCGCCGCGCTGTTCGATGATCTGGGCGAACTCGGGAATCGCGTCTTTGGCTTCGTCGGCATTGACGAGCACATGACGGTCAGGTAACACAATCGTGTCGGTGTTTGTGAGGCTGGACTTGCCGGACGCCGGGCCACCACCCATGAACACAACCTCGTTGGATTCGGTGTAAGCGCCCTTCGCCAACTCTGCTTCGACATATGGTCGGTGGACGCCTTCGACACGCGACGGAATCCACTTGCCGTCCACAGTGTTGCGGGCCATCGTGTCGATCTCTGGCACAACGTCGTAGTCGGCTTTGCGAAGAAACTTGGCGTAAGCGTCCTCGTTGTAGATTTCCAGCAAGCCGTCCTTCTTGCGGAGGATCAACTGGGGTGGATCAAAGTTCGTGTCCCACAGTTTGATGTCATCAAAAAGGTTCTCGTCCAGGATGTCGGGGAAGATCCGGCTGATACCGGAATGGGTGTCACGCACCACCTGTTCAGGGACGTACCTGCCTGTCCTTCGGCCACGGGCTGCCGCGCGGCGTACCGCCTCTTCGGTATCTACAGTCACATAGTCGGCGATGACGCGCTCACCGCTGCTGTTCGCCCGCGCTGACGACACCTTGCTCCGAAGTTTCTCAATGGACGAATCCCCGGTGCCGTCCAGCATCGTGTCGCGGCCCGACTGGACCGACTCGGCCATAATCTCCTTGGCAAGCGTCGAAGACTCTTCGTGGACGTAGGCGGCAGCCTTCGTGTTGCTTTCCTCAGCGAGCACCTTGTATTCGGGGAGATGCCCCTTGATTTCGTCGGCATCAACCTTGACCATCGTCTCAGGGTCGAAGTCAACCAGCCCTTGCTTGATCGTTGTGCCCTTCCCTGACGCCGGGCCACCACCCATGAAGTGGACGACCTGTTCGCCCGGCTCGGCCACAGGAACGTCACCGATGGTGTCGGCTGCGATGTTCCGATGGAGTTGCTTTCGGCCTTCCCACCATTCACCGTCGATCTTCGTGTACGCGTCTTCGGTGCCTCCCGGTAGGCGACCCCCGAACCTGTTGTAGAGGTCGTCGTCTGTTACCAGCCGGTACGGGTTTGCTTCTTCGGGGAACCACTCAAGGTCAGTGACGCGTTTCGGGTGGGGGAGATCATCGGCGATGTCCGCAGCGATCCGCACCAGACGCTTCTTCTCAATGTCGTCAATGCCGAGTTGGCGTGACTTCTCGTAGTAGCCCCAAATCTTGCCTTTGATGTCAAGGCTGTCCGGGGTGTGGAACTGGATTTCGATGATTACGCCGTCTGGGCCTCGGAAGTTTGCGTTGATGCCGTTGTACGGGTTCTTGGCGTTGGGTCTACGCCAGTAGTTCTTCGGTGCCTTGGTGAGTTCGTAGCCTCGGTCACGCAGGTCACGGATCGCTGCGGCGACACCATCGTTGTACCCGGCTTCATCTATGATCATCGTGTACCGAACCGAATCTCCTACCTTGTCGGCCACCTCAGCGACCGTCCGGTTCGGGAACTTCAACCCCTCGTCCACAAAGTCGGTGGCAATCTTGCGAGCCAGCGACGCTTCTTCCTTGACGGCGAACTGAAGGCCATGCAGTTCTGCTCCGATGTCCGACGCTGCTCCCTGCACCTGAGCGGTGATGTTGCCCTGCGCTGCGAACGCCTTCTTGTGGACTCGGGCTGCTTCCCTCCACGCCTGCTCCCGCACCATCGCGGGGATGTCCGGCGGTGCCATTACCTGGCCCGGTAGCCCTGTGGACGGTGGCACGATCGTGTCGTATACCACAGTCCAAGTGCAACGGCAGTTCGGGTGCGCTGGGGGTAGGTCTCGGGGTTCGACCACCCAGTCGCCGCCCCTCGGGTACGCCGCGTTGAACGCTCCCCCCTCAAACGCGACAACTTTGCCGTGAAGCGGTTCACAGATTGGGCATACATCAAATGATGCTGTGATCCACTGACGGCCTGCACGCTGCGGGTTGAACATCCCTGCTTCGGCTGCCTGCCGGGCTGCGACCATCTTGCCTTGGTTGGAGGCTTCCATCATCTCGGTTCGGGAAATGACACGGGTCCGGTGAGCACGGAGTTTCTTGCCGTATTTGGATGCCTCACGTTCAACGGCTTCCAACGCCTGCTCAGTGGTCTTGCCTGCTGCGACCGCCTCGGCGAACACGGTGCGGCCCCGGTTCAGAACTGCGTTGTGTTGAGGCAGGGTCAACCCGGCTACCGACGGGGCAAGCCGTTCACCAAACTCTGCTAGATCACCCAGCGACGGTGCCGTCTCCAACACTTCGCCGAGCATGTTCATCATTGCTTGCCTGCCGCCCTTGCCGGTCGTGCCACCGATGATGTCTTGCAGGTTCGCTCTGGTGTCCTCAGCAATGTTGGTGATCATTTGTGCCGACTTGTTTGAAGCCCACTGTTTCCCAGCCGGGGTCTTGGTGGAGAACCCGACAGAGAACGACGCCCCCACAGGTGGCACCGCTGTGACCGTCTTCGGAGTTGCTGCCTTCTGAATCTGGTTGATGGCTGTCGGGTCTGGTCTGCGTTCCAGTTGCTCCATCAGTTCGTTCCAGAAGAGCGCCCCGGATTCGTCTATCTGGTTGAGTAGTTCGGTAGCCAACTCTTCACGGGCTGGTTCTAGATACTCCAACAGGGGGCTGAGAGGCCCATCGGCACGCATCGGGGACAGGTCGGTTCCCAACTGGCGGGCATTGCCGGGTATGAACGAAACGTCGTCGGTGAGGTTGAACTCGGCAATCACCGATGGTGGCATCGTCAACGCTTCGTTGAAGGTGCGTGCTAAACGGCGTTCCCTCGGTGTGAGCGGAGCACCGATCGGTTCCAAGCCAGGCTGACCCGGTACCCGCTTGCGGGGAACCTTGACAGTTGTCTTAGCAAACCCTGATCTACGGCCCCGTCCAGTGGTGACGGGCATCAGTCAACCGATTCAGCCTCGGTGCTGACCGGTAGGCCACCGACCTCCCGCAGATACGCCTCCAAGTTGTCGTCGGGGAAGAGTTCAGCCCCAGCGCCAGTGAGTTTCGCAACGTATTCGCCGAGTTCTTTCAAGTCCACGTTCCGTACTGGGGCGTGAGCAAGTCGCGGAGTGAGGTTCGGGTCCATGTTGTTGACCTTGAGTAGCCGTGGGAACGCATGGTTCTGGAACACCGACGAGATGCCATCCAGAAATGCGTTGAGGGACTGCGAGAACAACGCGACCTTCGACACGGACAGGGCCTGGGTACCTACCTTCTCATGGCCGAGCAGGATGAAGTCTGCGAGCATCGTCATCGCTATCCGCTGGTCGTAGCGGGCGATGATCGAATCGGTGTCGAACTGGCGGTCGCCACCCGTTGACAGCAACTTGATGTCGTAGGCGAGGTTCCCGGTTTCCGGGTCGTAAGCAAGCGGGAACACGACGCCTTCCTGCTCATCGCGTCGGATGTTGCGAATGATCTTCTTGATCTCGTTGAGCGCCGACGTTTCCTCAGAGGTGGCGTTGTTGGACAAGAGTTGCGGGGGAACATAGGCGATGGGCAGCCCAGCCAAATCGCGTTCAATACCGATCGCTTCGATCTCCTGAATCCGCTTCTTGAAGTAAAACGAGGTGTACGCATTGCGGAGCACCGACCTGCCCTCGGGGTTGTTCAACACACTGGAGGTACGGAACAGGAGCGCCTTCTCAATCGGAATCTCTATTAGACCCTTGCCGGAAATCGGGTTCATCTGGTACATGCCCTTGACGCCACCGTTGTCGTCAAGGTTCCACCGTTCCAACGTGTCTTGTGACCGGGGTGCGAGTTTGCGCCAACCGATCATCCCGTCGTTGTGCCGGGATCGGTCGCCACTGTCGGTCCAGCCCTTCCGGTACTTGTAGATGATCTCAAAGTACGCCCACCCGTAGGTCAGGTACGACATGATCTGGGCAAGCATGTCTTCCCAAGTGGTAGTCATGTCAGTCATGCAGCCACCTACGAACGTGGCTATGTCGGAGGCTTGTTCGTTGTCCGGGTCAGATGGTTCGACCTGCCATTCGACAGAGCGCATCAACATGGAAATCGCTTGAATGACAGCGCCGACCACCGGGTCGTTGTCACGCATTTCTCGGAACGTGCGGTAGGCGGTACGGCCACGAAGAGCAGTCAGGAACTCTTCGCGAACCTGCCCGTCATAAACTTGGAGGCCAGTTGATCCGATCTCCATGAAGTCCGTAGACGTTGCCTTCTTCATCTCGGCAAATGTATCAGCAGCGACATCAGTCATAAGACGACTCTACTCCT